CTCGCCGGGCTCGCGCTGATCCTTCATCGAGATCCACAGGTCCTCAAGCGCCTGGTTGCGGTCGGGCAGGGGGTCGTCGAGCGTGTACGACGGGCGCAGGCCACAGCCGCACTGGTCGTGGACCTTATGGTTGCCCGGGCCGTGGAACCGTGGGTCGGAGCCCGCGAACGAGTCCTCCTTGTAGACGAACCCGCGCGAGGCCAGCATGGCGCAGAAGTAGCAGCACCCGGGCTTCGTCGTGCGAGCCCAGCCCTTCGCGACGGGGTCCGCGGCGACGACGTCGTAGATCTGGTCGTGGCCGGCCGTGGTGACGTGGCGGACAGCGGCCCGCGCGGCCCGCGTGATCGCCTCCTCCATGAGCTGGCGCTGCCGACCCTGCGCCGTGCGGTCCTCGGCTTCGCGATCGGCCTCCGGGCCCTCCACGGCGGCCTCGCGGACGTCCTCCACGCGGTAGAGCTCGCGCGCAGTCGTGCTGATCGCGGTGAACTCCATGCTCTTGCGGATCTGCTCGACGTTCGGGGGACGCCGGGGGGGCGGGGTGAACGCGGGGGCGTCGGGGACCTGAATCCGGCGGACCGTCATGGCGTAGTCGTTCGCGGTCTGCGCGGCCCGGTCCTGGCCCGCGATGATCGCCAGGACGGCGTCGCGGATCCACTGGGCGGACGTGCCCGCGAGGTTCTGCGGCTCGACCGACGTCCAGCGCAGCATCAGGAGGCGCGCGACCGCGATGGCCGTGCGCGCCTGGGTCGCCCGGTAGGCCGCGTCGAGAACGCCGAGCGGAGTGGTCACCGAAGGCCCAGGAGGCGCTCGCAGAACCGGATGAAGCCGCCACGCGGACCCCGCGGCGGGGCGGGGCTGCCGGCCAGCGCCTGGGCGGTCCGGAGGGCTGCGAGAGTCTGTGCGGCGTTCGTCATCACGGCACCCGCAGCCGCTGGCCCTGGATGCCGTCGAGGCCCTCGATGCCCGCGTTGCCGGCGAGCTGCTTCTCCAGCTCACCGACCAGGCTGTCGAACCCGCCGCTGTTGACCAGCTCCTTCGCGCGCTGTACGTCGGCGTCGGTCCAGTTCGGGATCATGCTCCAGAGCATCTCCAGCGGGACCCCGACCTGCGCGGCCAGCTTGCCGAGCGCGTCGGCCGCCTGGGACAGCGGGCGGACCTCGGTGTCGCGCCAGCGGGACTCAAGGTCGAAGGCCCGGGCCATCTCCATGTCCCCGGTCTGCTTCGCGGTCAGCCGGAAGAGCTGCTCGTGGCTCTCGCCGAACGACTCCTTGCGCTCGGCCGACTTCGCCATGAGCGCCGACCGCGCGGCGGCCAGGGACTCGGCCTGCATGTTCGCGCTCAGGCCCAGCAGCATGTACGGCGGGATCTGGGAGACCGCGGCGTAGTCGCGGATGTCGGCCTCGCGGGCCTTGATGAAGCCGTCGAGCTGGGTCTCGTTCAGCGTGCCGAACGACGTCTTGTCGCTGGTCGCGACGAGGAAGTCGTTGATCTTCATCTTCATCAGCTCGGTCTGGTACTGGTGCTCGGTCATCCCCTGGGGCCGCTGCAGCCCCGTGATGAACCGGACCTTCCAGGCTCCGAACCGCTGGACGATCAGCCGGTCGAACAGCGACTGGTCGATCCGCTTCGCCAGCGGGATGAACGGCTGGACCTCGCCCGTGTTCCGACCGTCGAGGTCGGTGGTGTTCGCATACTGCACCAGCGGGGTGACGCCGCTGTCATGCTCCTCGGTGGTGACGTACGTCCAGTCCTCGATGCGGTCGCCGTCGCCCTTGACCATGAAGCGGTAGATCGCGACCTCGTCGATCAGCTCGACAGTCCAGCCCGGGGTGTTGTCGGGCTCGAAGTAGTCCTTCTCGGCGCGGATCGCGAACTGGGCCCACTCGTCGCCCGGGTACTCGTACCAGGCCGCGGTGGTCAGGGCGCTCAGGCCGCGCCAGACGGCGCTCTTGTCGCCCGTCAGCGGGACGACGCCCGGGAGGGACAGCACGAAGGACTCGCCGTGCGCCATGGCCCCGCGGTAGAGCGGGTTCTGGCGCTGGTTGAAGCGGTTCTGCCGCCAGACGTCGTACGCCGGGATGATGTCGTTCGACCCCTGGCGCTTCACGCCGTCGAGAAAGATCGTCTGCACCAGCGTGCTGATGCCCAGGGCCAGCCACGGGGTGGGTGACCGCTCGATCAGGTCGTTGTACTCGTCGTCGACGTTGTAGTGCTTCGGGACGTAGAGGCTGCGCTCCTGCTCGCCGCGCGCCCACTCGTCGTAGACCAGCTTCTCCTCGCGGTTCGCGAGGAAGTCCGGGAAGAAGGTGTAGGCCTGGCGCTTGGCCGAACCAGGGGTCATCGCGCGGGCCATGGGTCCTCCGAGACGTAGAGACGGGTCGGGCCTATCATACGACAGCGCCCCCCGACCTATGCGCGGCCCGCAGGCTACGAAGTCGAGGGGCGTCTTACGCCGTGGAGATCAGGCGACGACGGGCGTGCCCTGCTCGGGGGTCTGGCCGGCCTGCAGCTCGGCGTACTTGGCCTCGGCCTCGGCGGACAGCTTGCCGCGGGAGCCGACCGGGAAGCCAGCGGCCAGCAGGGCCTTCCGCTTCTCGGCGACGGGGGTCTCGGGGGCGGACTCGGACATGGCGGGCTCCTAGGTCGGGTCGGGGGTGTTCCTGCCGCCCTGAATGATACACGAACTCAGAGAGAAGTGACCCAGCCGCCCGTGTCCTTCTCATCCTCGATGCCGACGTTCAGCACGACCCGGCGCAGCATCTGCGCGCCGATCAGGCAGACCGCGAGGTCGATCTTGTTGCCCGACTCACGGTTGTTCTTGCGGACCGAGACCCCGTCGTCCGTCCGGTTCTCCCGGGCGTTCCTCAGGTGGGCCCGCAGGGCCGGATGCCCGTCGTGCTGGAAGCTCGGAGCGTAGTCGCCCGCGGGGTTGCGGCGGTGGAGGTCCGAACGTACGATTTCCGCCGCGGCGACGAACTGCTTGACACGCTGCGAATCCGCCATGTCCCACATCACCGAGGATACCCGCACGCCCGACCGCACGGCCCAGAACTCCTTCTGGAGGCGCTCCTGATACCGCTGGTGCCAGTCGTCGATGAAGCGGTCCCAGTACCGGGTGTTGTCGTCCTCCTTCGTGTGGGAGGGATCCCCCCAGAAGGCGATGATGTTGAACCGCTCGAACGCCTCGTCGACGCGCGCGCTCACCTCGTGCCGCGGGACCTGCCAGTCCTTGCCCGCGTCGCCGCGGGGCTTCGACCAGATCCCGATCACAAAGGTGAAGCCGTCGTCGACGCGGCACCCGACCAGCGCGGTCGAGTCGTCGTTCTTGGAGCCGTCGAAGAACATCACTACCGGGTCGTCGGGGTCCACGATCCAGCCCATGCGGAGCTGGTCGCCGGCGCGCTCGGCCAGGCGGGCGGCGCGGAGCAGCGGGTGCGTCGCGGCGTCGATGGCGGGTGGGTCGGCCCAGCGGTCGGCCGCGGAGACGATGTTGTTGAACCAGAAGCGCCGGGCGACGTGGGGCGGCGTCGTGCCGCGCAGGACGGCGTTGACGATGCTGGGGATGTCGAGCCACACGGCGTCGCCGCGGACGGCCTCGATGATCTTGCCGAGCCACGCGCGCGTGCAGGCTTCGCGGTAGGCCTTCTCGGCCTCGTCCTTCGCGGGAGCCTTCCACTCCTCGGCGGCCTCGGGCGGGCGCATCGTGATCGACTCGGGGGCCTCGATCGAGTCGTAGAACATGCCCGTCTGGATGGCCTCGCCCGTCTGCTCGGCCTCCCAGGCCTCGCGCTGGCGCTGGGCCACGCTGTCCTGGCTCGGGTCGTAGGCGTTCGTGATCGACAGCGCGCGGGACTGGCCGCCCGCCGACTTCGTCGCGTTACGCTCGATGACCTCGTTCAGCTCGTGGCCGCCGGTGGAGTCCGTCCAGTGGTGGGTCTCGTTGCGGATGACGAAGGTCGGACGGCCGCCCTCCAGCGTGGCCGGCGAGGACGTCACGGCCTCGATCACGCGGGAGCCGCCGTAGGCGCTGATGAAGGTCTTGCCGATGTCGAGCTTCGTCATGCCGTGCTCGGCCATGAGCCGCTTGGAGATCATGGCGGGGAGCAGCTTCATGGTGTTCTTGGTCTGCTCCGCGGAGACCGCGACGACCTGCACCCAGCCCTGCTCGTGCTCCATGCCCACCGGGTCACCGACGTCGATGTCCCAGTCCTCGTCGCGCTCCTCGGCCCAGTGGGAGAAGCGGCAGGGCCCCAGCATCTCCACCAGGGCCAGCACGGCGACGATCGGATCCTTGCCCCACCCCTTGATCCTCTGGAGGACGCCGTCCCGGTAGACGAAGCGGCCGTTCTCGTCGATGGCGTACCACCACAGGATGAAGCGGGCCTGCTCCTTCGTCGGCTTGAATGGCATGCCGCCGCCGCCATTGACGTACCGCGAGATCCAGCGCAGGATCTGCCAGCCCAGGGTCGCGTCGGGCAGGACGAAGCGCCCGTCCTCCCCGCGGGCCCAGGTCGGGCCGATGTAGACGGCGTCGACGTGGTAGTCGGGGACGACGGGCGCGTCCAGCAGGTTCGCAGCGCCCGTGGGCGTCACTTACTCCTCCTTGGGCTCCCAGAGCAGGGTCAGGCGGTTCAGGACCAGGCAGTGCAGCAGGATGTTCGGACCCTTCTGCAGGTTCTCGCCCAGCTCGCGGGAGTGGACCCGCGCGACCGCGGTCTTCTTCGACAGGCGCTTGAACCAGACGTCCTTCACGCCG